GTCAAAGCGTTAACATCCGGCTCTTTGTCTGCGTAAATAAGCGACTCGTCCTCTAGTTCTAGTAATTCGATCATGATGCGTATTCGTAATAATCCTCGGGGTCAGCTGATACTAGGCACACTTTAATGCGTTTGCCAACAAGTTTGTTTGATAAGCGGGATGAGCATTTTACAGGAACGGCCATCCCATCCATGCGGACAATGACCCAACTTGGATTGTTGCAAACACGCATAACGATGAAATCCTCATCAATTTGCTGCTTAACAAGGCTATCAAGGCTGCAAGGAGACTCGTCAATGGTAATCGTCTTCTTTGCAGGACGACCACGTTTGGCGGCTTTCTTAGGTGTCGGTGGCTTCATTTGGAATTGTTTTTTGGAAATCTTTAATGACTGCTTGCAAAATGTCAAGCTCTTGAGTGATTCTTTTGGTGCGGCCAAGTTTTTCATCTTTTGCCCTGCGGAAATAAGCTTCCTTTAGCACATCAAGAACAAATCCCTTGGCGGTCAATGGTGCAAGTTCAGTTTCTATAATTAGTATCCCCCAGACCCATGAGTTGTAACAAATGACCGATCATTGTCAACATGATCGAGATTTGCTATTGCGGCGTAACGGCAAACGTCAATAGGGTCTTTCCAAGCTTCCTTGAGTCCTCCCTCGCCCGTGTATTCAGACAGGGCTTGAATTATGTTCTCGCAGTCGCTACTGACATAGAAATGCGGTCTATTGACCGAATCCAAAGGTCTAGCGGTATCCCATGACATTTTGCCTATGAGGGCCTGTAACCCGTCGTCAATGTCAAGTCCGGGGGCGGGAATGCACACCATGCCGGATTCGTTTAAGTCCTCGATGATTGAAGAAGATCCATCTTGAGCCTGATATTTTGCCGCTCCAAGGCGAGGGTCAATCAATCGTTCAAAGATCTCCTCCTCGCCCTCCATCTCCTGAATAACCTCAATGTAGTCACGGATACCAAAACCTTGCCCCTTGGCTCCCGGTCCCGGCATCCACTTGCCCCCCTTCCATTCCGCCCAGTCTCCGACGTCAACTCCCGGCCATTCCCGGTAAACCCAGAATGTCCCGCTTTCATCAATGGCAATCCAGCACATGAACCAGTTCTTTGCCCCAGCTGGGTCAATAACGTGATACCGAGTGATGTTCTTCGTCGGAATGGAGGCTGGAGGAACCACGTTGACGACCTTATTAAATTTGGGAAACTTGGTTGCGTGAGACTTCATTGGCACACCGTAGGCGCGAATGAGGATTTCTTCCCGCGTGCGTCCTGACAACGTTTCCTTGATACGCTCGTATCCGCCGAAAGCATTATCCTGAGAATGGAAATAATGCACTGAGGCATTCAGCTTCTTTGACTTTTGGACGTATGGAACTAACTCACCGTTAAGCAGTTCCGCAGGACGGGACTCAATGGTGGTTGCCCCATCGAGATACTCCTTGATGACCTCCGTCCAACCGTCAATAGGCGTGAACGTCACCAGCATCTTGGCGTTTCTTGTTGCAAGACGGAACCTGAGCGTGTTAATCAATTCCGGTCCTAAAAGGTATTCATCGAGCCATACCCCAATGTTGTGCCAAACATGGTTCTTAGATCCAAGTTCCGCACCCTCAAGGATGGTAGGGTTGTTCTGATACTGAGAATACGTCTTGAAAATGATCTGCGAGCCGTTGGGGAGGATCAAAGACGAATCAGTGAAGCCAGTCTTCTTCTTGTAGGAAATGTAAGTGTTCGCGCTGGTCTGCTTGGTCTTGAGGTTCTCTGGCAGCCAGTCCCATACGGCACTTTGCTGCTGGCGAATGCTGACCTCGGAAGTCTGAGCAAAGCAGAATATCTCAGACTTGGGGTTCTCGATGGCGGCACGGACAACAGAGAACGCTCCCCACTGCGTCTTGCCGCTCCGGTTGCCACCTAGTGCAAGTATCTCGTTGACCTCAAACAGTTGCTCTTCAGCCTTGCTCCAGTGCGGTAGCCTAAACCCGTAGTGATATGGATCTTTCTCAGCATTCTCAATCGCCTCATGGTAAACCGAGTGAAGCCCGATTAGTTCATCTGGTTCCATTTGCACCATCTCCTCATCGGTAGGTGGCGTGAGGATTGCGTGTTTCCGCCAAATCATAGGATCTCAGCTTCGATTGCGCCTTCCTTGATCTTGCTGGCGATACGCGCCTTAGCGTCAAAGATCATCTTGGCAGCGTCATCGAGACTCGCCCCCTTGCGATGTTCTACGATTGACGACGCCATTCCGGTCAGTTGAGCGGCTTTATCGGTAAGGATGCCCACCGTCACGGCTAGCTTGTCAGGGCTGATCTTGGCAAGCTCATCAGGATTATCAAACAACTGTTGGGAACGTTCAAAGAGCAAATCCGTGTAATCCTGAGCCGCAATCGCGTATCTCATCGAGAACTCCTTGCGCTTTGTCTCCAGCGTGTCGTTGTGACGCCATTGCAGGCCCCTGATCGTCTCTCTGCCAAGCCCCGTCTTCTTCTGGATGTCGGTTATCCTCGCGCCTTGTGCAGCCAGCCACAGGGCCATTGCGGCCTTATTTGGGGCGTAGTGTTCAACACAGTTGCCCGGAGAAAGCTTTGCACGTTCTTTGACCTCAAGAAACCAAGCGGACTTGTCTTCTCGTTCGTCAACGTAATCCGCTTTTAGCTTCTCGTTTGGATCATCACTCATCATTTATCCTTGATTTGTGGAATGTTTCTAAATGCCGAAGATTTTGATTTTCCTTCATTAGTTTCCGGCAATATATATAAAATTCCACCATTCTCAAAGTGAGAAATTGCTCCCGTAACAGCATCTGGATCTAAATTGATGCAGCCGCTTGTTATCCTATTATCTTGCGCATCTTGTGATTTAAGTGCCTTTCTTCGTTGTTCCGGCGTAGCTGTTATTGATTTTGAAGGAATGCGATGGATTAAAAAATTATTTGTTCCAACACGATCAAATCTTAATGATGGACCATAATCTTCAGAGTCGTATCTTTTGGCATCAAATCTTCCAGCTGGAGTTCTGTGCGATACTTCGCCAGTAGTTATTATGTCATCTCCTTTTTTTCGTCCAAATAATGCTGGAACACTTGAAACTAAATGTCCATTCTTATTGAAAAACATAATAGATCCATTGTTTTTATCGGCTATTGCAAATGGAGCATCATTATTGTCTTTGTTTTTAACAATCCATTCAGATGTCATTACTGAGATTGACGATGCGATGATTTCGTTATTTTTGGCAGGATCTTCAATTTTAGGAATCTCTTCAAGATTCGCGCTTGGAATAATTGTGGGAAGTTGCTCATCATCAGAAGCATACAAAGAAGATTTAATCATTGGTATTTGCTTAGATTCATCAGTTGTCGGACTATATTTAGGTATTTCAATTTTCCCATCGTAATCAACAGGTGCTGAAACTGGCAATGATTTCATTACGGTGACTTTTCTGATTGAAACTCTAGGTGCTAGACTTGACCTTAAACTAATAACAACAGTATTTGAATCTAATTTTTTACTTAGACCTGACCAAGTTTTTGAAATAATTTCATGTAATCGTGGAGATACGGACTTAGGAGACACAACCCAATCAGCAATCTTCTCCACAAATTTACCGGAAGTGTTGTAATTCCAGGAATTTTCTCCCAAAACACTTAGTGTTTTTTTGCGCTCTTGATTTGATAAGGAATCTTCAACACTGGCGATAACATTAGATTGTAGTTTTGAGTAGTTGTTTTCATTCTGGTCTTCCCGCTGCATTTGACGCGATGCTGCGCCAGAAAGCAATGGCGAAATTGAATTAGCAAGATCATTGTTGTTCTTGGGTTGCTTTGGTGATCCTTCAAAAGTTGATCTGCGAACTTCACCAGATTGCTTTTTCCTGCTTTTAGGCATGAATCTCGATTGTCCGGTTTCAACCTTAATGCCTTTGCCCCCATTACTGGTTACTCCCAATTCGATTTCTTTTGGTGACTGAAAATTAAAACGAGACTCTAATCCCGGTTTAAGACTCTTTCTGAACTGTTCCATTTTCGCAGAAGACGGGAAAATGATTGACTGAACTGCACCAACTCCAACCTTCTCAACCACATACTCCACCGGGAATCCAGTGACTTCAGATACCTGCGCTTTAATCCCGGTGACTCGGCTTCCTTGGATTCGGTTTGGATCAAATTCAATTATTACACCAGCTCCTTTTTGCCCAAGAGCAAGATCAAGACTGGGTGCTACATATATTCTGGATCGGGCATTCCTTCCAACAACCTGTGTTAAAATATTTTTTCCACTACTCAGTGAAGTTTCGTGATATACCGATGCGTTCACACTGGTCCCACTTGGCATTACGTCCAGCAAACTAGATACTTGAGTCATTTTTTCTCTAGCTCCGGGGCCAAAGGCGACTTCTTTTACTGCCGCTTCTCCAGTTGAAATTTTATTTGCTAATACAGATCCTTCAGGAACACCGGAGACTGGAATCTCTTCTCTTAGAAATCCTTTAATGACCTCGGATACAGGTTTCCGTTCAGGCATTATTTTTGCTTTTGCTTCAGCGGACTCTTTTACTAGTTCACCATTGCGGTTCATCCGTGGAGGCTGCGGCATCAAGTTGTCTCGCAAGCTGTAATATGAGTTTTGCCCGTAAGGAATAGCAACCTCGCCAGTCATTTGGATTTTGTCTCCAAGGCGGTCCCATGCAAACGTCCGGTAGATACCGGAAACCTTATTAAGATTCCTCTTGTTAAACAGAGGGTTTGTTTTCTTTTGCGACTCAGTAAGAAGACCTTGAACGGAGTTAATGAAGTTTTTGCGCTTCTCCCAATTCTTAGGGTCTTTGCTTTGGAAGTATGCGTCAGTAGTTTGATTCTTTGCGTGAAGAAGTGCTGAATTGTCAATATCATTTAAGATGTCAGCATACTTCATCCCAAGTTTTTTGGCGATGCTGCTTTTTGTCGCTTTTGCGATGTTCAACTTCAACTGAACCATGTCCATTCCGACAAGATAAAGACGGCCATTTTTCAACTCCCAGTTAATCGGAACAATGTTGTTTGATGTGATACCTTCGACTTGAACTGATCTCCCTTGTTCTATCGGCTTGTTCGTAAGAAGATATGACGATGGTGTGCCCATAGCACTGTTGATCGCAATGACTCCTGCAAAGTCTCCATCAGCAATGACGCCGCTTTCCTCTAGCCTTTTGATTGCACCGTCAGTCAAGTATCCAAACCCATTCCCATTAGCGTCTGGATTAAGCACGTTATCTGGAAGCGGAGTTCCACCTTGGACGGCTTCCTCATTAGCCTTCCTGATTATCTCCCCGCCCTTATAGTGCTTTGGATCTTGGGATGGGGCATCTTTAATGATTTGTGGCTTAGTGGCTTGTTTTGGAAGCCCAGCTGATTCACGATACATGTTACGGATCATCGCTTTTACCTCTGGAAGCTCCTTCATTCCCTTAGCAAGAAGTCCTGAACCATCCACCATGCGACCAAGATTGTCCGTTGCTCCACCAAGTTTGAAGTGAAGGTTTTTTACGATTGGAGTCGCCGCCATCGTTGACTTAAATACGCTCTCAATGCTGCGCCTGAGAGGAGTTTTTTGTGAAGCCTTATACAAGCCCCCTCCAAGAACATCCTCAAATAGTGTTTGCGCTCCGTTGTCGGTAAAATACTCAATCGCTGCGTCGTTAATGTCGATCTTGGGCAATCCCTGTGCGTCTAGTCGTGAGTTATACTCATCCCAGAATTGCTTGAACTCAGGGTCAAGACTGCCATCTGTATTGCGCACAAGCCCCTTGCGCGTTTCGTCACCAAGCATTAGGGATGCCACAGCACCATCGCTTTGATGCTTGAACTGAATGCCATGAAGAGCCTCGTGAGCAGCCGCAGCTTTTACGATGCCAGCACGATCATTGTAGTTGATTGTTGCTTGCTTGTTTACTGGATCAAACTTGCTGTTCCCATCTTTGACAAAGTTCCAAGAATCAAACATTCCGGGATAAGCAGCATCAATAGAAGACGCGAATTGCTTAACGTCCCTATATGGGACGGCCTCAAATTGCTGGAACCTTTCTGGATTAGCCGCCTTTACTTTATTTCTAAAGTTATAGAACTCGTTGTTCTTTACTTGATTCCAGTTGTTCCTGCTTCCAATTGCTCGACCAAAAGATCCAAACACAATCGCACCAGCTCCTGCACGTTCCATTGCGTTCTCGTCTAGTCCTTGCGAGTTGATCGCCTCATATAGAGTCATTGCGGGAAGTGCTTGGGCGGCTCCCTTGGCCGCGCCAACAACGCCTCGCGTGATTGGAGTAGTGTAGTCCATCAACCCACCAAATGCTTTCGTCATGCGGCCAGCGTCTTCATTTGCGGCAACGCGCCTCCAGAACGGAGAGCTATTCGTAAGCTGAAGCATCTCGTCACCAACAATGTTGGCAAAACCAGCAGCTTTTTTAAGCAAAGGTTCCGCTGCAAGAAGCCCGAGCCTGGCGGCACTTGCGGCCCCATATATTCCATATCCAGATCCGAGCGTAGCGGCACTGGCAATATGAAGAAGATACGGAAGTCTCCCAATACCAAGTCCTCTTTCAAGTGCGCGTATCTTTTTATTAACTTTTGCAACACCATTTCCAAGAGCATCCGCCGCATCAGCAACCTTTTTGGCTGCACCGCTGGTTATCTTCCTACCAACCATGCTCGGAGCGTTAATATCGTCAATTTTTGTCGATGCGTTTTGAACAACGCTTTCGTTTAGCTTGATGCCGTCATTTACCAGTCCCAGTCTAGCTTGCGACTCGCCAATTGTTGCTGTCACCTCGTCAAGTTGAGACTTGGCCAAATCGGCAGCTTCTTTATTACCAACAAGCAGCGCGTCATCCAATTGCTTCTGGAAAACCGAAGCACTAGCCGTCGCCTCGTCAATGTTCTTTCCTATTAGGGTTGCGGCTGTTCCAAGTTTAGTAAGATTTGTGTTTGCAGCACTGGCATTCTTAAGTGCCTCTGCCGCCTTCATTGTTTTACCCAAGCTGAATATCTTTCCAGCTCCAAACGTCGCTGCCGTAACGGCCAATCCCGGAGCATCCCCAACCATTCCGCCAACATTATATGCCCCACGATCTATTTCCGCTATTTTTTTCGCTCCCTCAACCGGACCAAATTGACGAGTGTAGTCTTCCGAAGCTTTTGCCCGCATTTCAACTGCTTGCGTTGTTGACGTTAGCGCATCCCAAGTTTTTTCTGCTGTAACGTCTTCGTATAAAGCGTCTCGGGTAGCCGTTTGGTGTTCCAATGCTAGATTATCGACTTCAATCTGCTCGTCAGACGTGCCTAAAGCTTTTCTGGCTGGATTGAGAACATTTTTAACAATAAAAGCGTCAAGGTCTTTAGAGGAAGTGACCGCCATTTCAGCAACTCCTTCTACGGCTTTTGCAAGAACCGCAATTCTTTGCTCTTTGGTATATCCGCCCTTTGGACTCACTATTTCTCCAAGAGCGTCCATTATGCCGCCGCTCCTTATGGTTTCCTCTTGTTCTTCGGTGTAGCTTGGAGGAGAGATGGCAACTCCGATTGATTTACGCATCTCGTTAACACCCTTGAAGATATTCATGATGGCATTACCTTCATCTTCAGGTTTTTTATTAAGTCCAGCCTTCTTACGAATTTTCCACAGCTTCAATTGCTCTAAAATCTCTGGATCATTGTAATCAAGAGTTGACAACGCCCCAATTTTAGACGTAGGCAAAAGGTCTTCCGTTGGAGTTGTGAAGGCTACTCCTTTTTGTGTCATCCGACCATCCTTGAAAAGTCCGCGATCCTCCAGCATGAGGTAGTCCTCGCCAAATGGAGTCGCGTCACCTTTTTCATCAAGCAGTCCACGGACCCTCATCCCCTCCTCAGTGTTGAACTCAGGAACAGCAAACTCCCTACCAATCCGAGGGTCGTTTAACTGGAGGTCACGCCAATTAGGTGGCCGAGAAGACATTTCCGCCCTCTTGATGTTCTCAGCTTCTTCTACGAGATACTCCTTGGTTGCTTCGGACTCAAGCGTTGCCGTATTAGATTCCGGTTCCATTATTTATCTTTGTTGCGCCTTAAGTCTTTCTCTTGCTGTCAATGGTTTTTCTGGTGCTTCTAAATCTCCCGAAGCTTCTAGTGTTTGCTTGGCCACCAATTTAGCCATCGCATCCTTAATCATTTGTTCTGAACTTCCTTTGGGTATTTTCCCCAGTTCTTCGGCACGACGGATCGAGTTGGCAAAATATGATCTCAGCCTGTTTATCTCTTGTGCCGCCAACTCCTCAGAAATTCCCGGATCTTTAAGTTTTGTGGCAGCGGATTGAGCAACAGAAAATTCCTTATCAGACATTGATCCTAATCCTTGGAATTTCCTTATGCTGTCAGTGGTAGATAACGCAACAACTGACTCTCTCATGGATTCTGCATCTCTTGTTTTTGATCCCGGAATGTATTTAAACCCAACTCCAGCACCAAAAACACCGGGGAACCCCTGGGCCATAGATAGATCGTTTAACGCTGTGATTGCGTAAGAAGCATCACCGGCAGCCCTTAGTGCTGATTCTCTGTCTACTAATTTAATTTCTTTGCTCTTACTCTCTTCCTCTTCTTTTAGTAGTCTTTTTGCATCATCCGCTTGCTTGATAGCTAGTGGTTGCCCTGCAAGTTCAAGTGCTTCTTTTTGCTGTCCTGTTCGCATCAGACCTAGAGCAGCAGAAATTCTATCTTGGGGAATTTCAACTCCAGACTCCTTGCTTTGTTTTACTGTTTCGGCCATTTGTATATCCGCTGCTGCTTGTCGAGCTTTAGCCGCATTGGTGGATGCCAATTTCTGTTCTTCATCCTGAATATACTTATTGTATTTCGCCTGCAATGCCTGAGCTTCGCGCTGCGGTATGAATTGACCAGATTGATATCCAAGTTCCTGCTTTAAGTAAGTTCCAAAGTCCATTGTGAATTTATGTGATTATTGTGTTAAGGGACGGTGTATCCACCCTCTTGCCCTTGATGGCTGACTGAGCCAGCATTCGCCCCCATCCTAGCTTCGCGTTCACGAGCCAATTCCATTGACCCCTTCATTTTCATCATGTTCAGCGAATTGGTAATGAAGTCTCCAGTTTGACCGGCAATAAACGACCTTTCGTCCAGCGAAACATTTTCATCACGAATCCGGTCCTTATACGGCTGAAGCACGCTTGACATCTCAGGAAAGAGCTTCAGGGCGGCGTCAATCTGAATGTCGCTTTGCTTGATTAGCTTTTTCTTTTCGCCTTGTTGCTTGAAGTAGTCCTGAGCTTGGGCGATTCCTTGGCCAACAGCTTGCATTGGCAACCCAGCTGCTTCTACAACACCAGCATAATTTGGTTGCTGATACCCAGTAAATCCGATATTCCCACCTGTAAGTGCCATGATTTTAATTGTATGAGGTTAATAAACTGGAGTAGCCTTTGGAATTCCTCCAAAAAAGTTACTCATCCCCATTCCCGCAGACAAGCCAAGACCGCTGAGTCCAGTAGCACCAGCCGCTCCTCCAGCAAGTCCAGAAAGACCAAGCCCAGCCGACAAGCCACCAGTAAATGGGGCCGCGATAAGGCCAAGCCCCTTGCCGAGCATCCCCATCATTCCTGCTTTTTGTTGCTGTTCCGCTTGAAACTTTGCCATATTATAAGCGTCCATCGAGGAAGCTCGTTGTTGAGCAAGTCCAAGTGGTGCATTATAGTCGAATTCACCTGAAGACTCTGGACCACCCGTAAGCGCCATTCCAAGAGTTTGTTGACCAGCTCGATACGAAAGCGGAGCTTGCCCCAACAAGTTCAACCCGGGAGAAGTGTAGAATTGCTGCGCTGCATCGTATGATCGACCGCCAGCCTGCGCTGCCTCAGCACGTTTGCGAGCAAGGACGTCTTCACGGCCCATTGCTTCGCTGACGATACTCCGGTTGCCCCCAAGTCTGCCAGCGGCTTGAAAGCCCTCACGCGATTGTTGTTCGTATCCTCGTTGTTCTTGCGGAGTAACTCCTTGTGCCGCAGCCCTAGCTCTTTCAGCCTCAGATGCAAATCCTTGAACGACGGCGGCTTGTTCTGGGGACATTGCTTGCATTAAGCCTCGCGTGAGTCCGGCTTGACCTGCCATTTGTCCCAGCTCACCCTCGCGAAGTTGGCCTAGCGTTTCTCCTGCTTGTTGTCCCGTAGAAAGCTGTAATGCTTCTAGTCCCGGTTGACCGTTAACCCCACCAAGGAATTGACCAGTCTGCCCAAACATTTGAGCCATAAACTCCGGGCCATACTTGGCACTTGTTTGGAGTGCTTTGGGAAGCGCGGTCGGGTAGTAATTGTCAAAAAGATAACCAGCCTGTTTTCCAGCAAGGCTGATTCCTTTCTTGTTTGGCTTTAATGGATCAATTGGTTTTGGAACCTCGGGTGAAGAAAATAATCCCATATTTTTAGTGTTTAAATTGCTTTTGCTAGGTGCTGGTTTATCTGATGATCTGAACGCTTGTGTATAAGCAGTCGAGAGGTGTTGACCCTACGCTAACGGTTGTAATAAAGGCGCATTTCTCATTGGGTCCGAACCCACCCAGAATATCGTTACCCGATGAAGAGACCAAATCCCCGGCTTGATTACAAACCCCTGAAATTGAGAAGTCCGAATCCGGCATTGCTATTGTGAAATTGACAACATAGAATCCGGCGTCTACGGCTTTATTCGACGATGGGGGGCTTGCAACAACTGCTCCAGAATACGCAGCAGATACATTTGCTACGTTACCACTACCTCTAATAGTTTTCCTTAAGAGTGAAACTGTTCCTGTTGACGTTGTGGTAGTGCTGCTCACAACCGTAAACGTGTTTGCATCGGTGACACCGCTTACTACATACAACCCGTCAAACGGAGCAGTTCCGGTTGCAACGGTAAAATCCAAATATACGGCGTTGCCAACAATTAGCCCATGGCTTGAAGAAACAACCGTTACAGTGGTAGAGGCCGTTCTTGTGTATGTGCCACTTACGTTTGCCGTTGATTGAGCGTTGAAATTAGCCCATGCTCTAATTCCGTAAATTGGAGCAGTCCCTGTCTGCGCACCGTCTAGTTTGGGCGCGGTAATGTTTGCGTCAAGGATCTTGGCGGTGGTTACATTGGCGTCTAGTATCTTAGCCGTTGTGACAACATCGGCGTCAAGCGTAGCAACCCCACTGGCAACCGTAAACGCTCCGAAATCAGAGTTTGACAGTTTGGCTGGAGTGACGTTTGCATCTAGGATCGCAGTTGTTGTAACTGCATTTGAACCAATCTCATTAGAGGTGATCCCACCAGCGGTAACAAACAACTTTCCCGTAGTAACCGAAAGAGTGGACCCAATAATGGCGGTAGACGTAATCGTGCTTTGATCGAGGATGTTGTTCATCTTCGCGCTAGTGATTACGTCAGTAGCGGTGAAGGTGTAGCTTGTATCAATTGCTCCCATACTTTATCTTTGTGAAATGATTTGTCTGTTGGTGACAGAACCAGCCACCTTAATAGAATTGATCTTGGGTGATCCTATGGTCCTTGTTAAGATCATTGTTCCCGTGAATCCGCGAATGCCGCCTAACCTGCATCTGATACTTGCCGTTTCAGCCTCAGTAACCGAGGTGGGGGTAAGCAATCCACCAAGTAAGTCGGTGGTTGTGCCTATGGTTTGAGCGTCGTCAGGATCTTCCGCTGCAAATGCAATGTCATATTCTGAGTTTTGTCCCGGAAGAGATTGGATGTTGATCTGAGCGTCGGTAAACCGCTTGCGTTCCATTGTGTTAAGGTCATAGCCCCTAGTTGTAAGAGCCGCGCTAATCGCTGGCGACACGATAGCCGAAGAGTTATCCACGTTTAGCGTGTCATTGGAGCTTTCAGATGCTTCGATTTGGTGCAGTCCTCCATTGGAAGTCACAACGTAGATGTTGTTTCTTTCGCTTGCACTACCAATTACAAAGTCTTTAATCAAAAATCGAGAATCTCCAAAGGTATCCAGTGACTCCCAGCCTTTATTCAGGAAGTTGTACACCAAAATAGCGTTGTTTCCGTATGCATCACCAGCACCACGGACAGAATCAAGTGGAACAGCAAGGTAATACCTATTCTCAAACAGGATTCCCACTGCTTTGTCAGCGTAGTCAGCGTTAATCCGGTCGATATACGGCTGTATGTTCTTGGAAAGCGGCTCCTCAGTGCCTCGTAGGTTGTAATCGTTGAGGAACTCAATCCCATACACGCCGTCGTCGGACAAAAAGAGCATTGCATTGCCGCGCATGACAACGGACCTGCGTGCTAGGCATCCAATCTCTGACGTAAGCTCCTTAACGGCAACATCCAGAAGGCTTCCGAGCGTTCCTTTGACAAGATGAAGGCTATTCCTATTCAGAACAACCAATCCGTCGTCGTAAAACCCGTGCATTGCAACCACATAGTCAGCAGTTCCACCACTTACACGGAATTGGTTCTCAATTTGGTCGAATGTAGTCGTATCAAGGATGTCCGACACAGAAATCTCATCAGTGATCTTACGGCTAGTGTATGTAGCTGCATTATAAGCCCCTGACTGACTGTAATAGAACGGAACCCACAAGCGACGTTGGAAATGGACTCCCCAAGGCGCACCGGGCTGGTGCATAAAGCCGCCACCCACGCTGAACCTGCCTCCAAACTCAAAAACCAGCGAGGATGTGGCCGTATTGTAGTTTCCCACTGGCGCATACCATGTGATCGTTGTCGTTGTAGCAGAGACAACCTGATACTCATTCCCAACCATTACTGACAGCTCAGTAATATCTGTTGCGCGGACAATAATGACGTCCCCAGCCTTAACGGTTACATTCCCGGAAACCGTCGCGGTCACCAATCCGCTTACAACATCAACATCGCGCTCGTCAATGCTAAATGACTGGGGCTGAGTATAGGCTCCACCGGGAGACAGAGTAAACCCGTCCGTGGCAGTGGCAACCGTAACGCCAAACGACGTGCTGACGGTTATGCCTGCTGCTACGAATGTGAACGTGTCTTGTCCAGTCACAGTGGCAACCGTGTAAGCCCCGTTGGGAGGCGTTCCGGTAGTAAGCCCCGCAACTGTAATCGAGGTTCCTACTACTAGTCCATGTTCACGGAGATTTACCGTGACGATAGTATCTGGGCTAGCTGTCGCATTAGAACTGGCCGATATGATTGGCCTTCCATTTGGATACCACTCTAAGGCTTGTTGACCGTCACGGAATAGCATCACCTTGTCGAACACCTGAATCATGTCGGTGTCAGCACCAAGAG